TCGGTTCCCACGTCAGCTACGGTGACTGTTATAGGAGAGGCAGTATCCTCTATAGAGGTCACTGCGGTCCCCACAGGCGTTGTCTGATCCACGCCAGTCATGGACTGCACGCCAATGACTTGATAGATATCTGGTGCGCCAGATAGGGTCTGAGTGACCGTTTGAGCGCCACTTGTCTGCCCTGCTAACCAATGCCCGGATAAACTAGAAAAATTCCCGCCATAGGACACATCAAACAGTTCTGTCAGCCCGACCCCATCATAAGTGAAACTGCTGGAAGTTGGAGCCGGGCTTGGAAAGCCTCCCACATTACCGCTGCCAAACACCCCTCTATTGTCTCCGGTAGAAGTATGAGTAAGGGAAAGCACTCCATCGCCAGTGGCCTCAACGGCATCGGTAGCCGCATCGAAGGCGACCGAACTACTGAATCTATACTGCGGAGCGGGTGCATCGAACCCGATAACTTCGATGTCGCTCTCCAGGATGCCAGCAAGAGCGTCAATCTCAATTCGACACTGATAACTCAATCTAGATCGTTCACCTAGCCGAACCGCGAAACCTTCACGCTTTCCGAAAAATCCATAAGTAGGCGAAAATAAAAGTTCATAAGCATCAACTTCAATACCTGAACGATTTACACGAATTCCGCCCTTTGCCTGCCCTTGACAAATGTGTTCCTCACTACCATCCAGTTCCATGACGATTCTGATTCTTATTGTATCCAGCGCGCCCCATGCAAGAGGGGCAATTGTCTTGGGGCGCGAAATCTTAACAAGAATACCGGAAGTTAGAATAGGCAATGCTAGTGAATCCACGACTACTCGACGTGTTGAAGCCGTTAGTAATAATGACCGTTTGGGCAGGATGATCGAACTTCCCATCACTCACCTTAAATTTATAGTTCTCCTACGATAAGCAGAGAGAGCAACACCCATGAGGTCATGCTCCCTCTGCTGTTATGGCACTAAGAAAACTAGCGGCCAACACTATTATTGTTCCCATTCAATATTAGCGTCAGCATTGATAGCAGCACCAGCTCCACGATTTGCACGAATTGCAAATCCCTTAGCGGTTGCTGCTGCACCTTCAACTTTTGGCTCTCTTCCGAGCGGATACTGAATAACGAGACCAGAAGAAGGAGGAACCATGTAACCTTTAAGTACTACAACGGTTCCTTCTGAAGCAGGAAGTTTCTTCGCAGATGCTTGCACAGTATCGCCAGTGTCTTGCTGATCTGTTGGCGTAACTGCTGTTCCGGCTGCTGAAGTTGCTGTTACTCTTACTGTTTGCACCAGAACTGGAACATCTGTTGCTGAAACACCACTGAAGCTGATAGAAGCTTCAGTAACTATTGCCCTCCTTCCAGCAGGAGGATTTACTTCTACGATTGTAGCCATTGTTGCTGGAACTGCTGCTGACTCTGCTAATGCGGCCCAAAGTCCCATTTGTAGCTCCTTTTGAAAGTAAAGTTAATGAAAAACAAGTTTACTACTAGCTTCCTCAAACTGAGGACATTCCTCAGGAAGGGGACTCTTTTTACCTACTAGCTTACAACTCTTGTCAGGACTGTCTGGACTACCCTGCAAAAACTTGCAAGTAGCCAAACATTGATCATTGTTGAACACTCCACAAACTACTGCCCATTTTTCCTTAGAATTCATATTAAAAACCAAAAGGAGAAAAAGTTGCAGCAAATGGGATATGAGATTCTACTTCTGTATCACTTCCTCCGCCAACTTCATAAGTTTCATTTTCCCTAAAATCATCATAAGGAGTTTCTTCTTTTTCCTCCTCAGGAGTTTCTTCTTCAGCCCCATAAGGAAGAATAATAACAGCAACACTGTTGCTATCTTCTAGCGCGTCGATAATATCTAGAAGAAGTTGATGAGACATTAGTATCCTTAGTGCTGAATGAACTCAAAATCAAGATTAAACAAAAATAGTCCAGTTTCTAGAGCTATTCCTACTGCTTGTTCAATGTTACCTGCCGCTACTGGAGCTATAGATGTAAGGAATCCATCAGTAGTACTTAAAAAATAGCGTGTTCCTACTGTTAATCCAGTAATTCCATTCGTTAATCCCTGACACAGTATAACTTCTCCATATTCGCCAGATACAATACCAATAGAAGTTGTACAGAATCCATGACAAGGCTTTGTGTTATCTGTTGCATTAGCTTTACGCACATTAATAACACCGCTTACTGCATGAATACTAACAGCATTGCCAAATCCAATTGCTTCGCTGGCTTTTACATAAAGTCTCCATTGGGAAGCTTTGTGCAGTGTTTCTACTATCGGAAGAGCTGCCCAACTATCTTTAAGTTGCTGTCCTATGCCAAGATAGTTGTGAAAAACTGACTGAACTTGTTGAAATGCACTATAAACTTCAACAAAAGCTGGTCTAATTTCTGGTGGAATATTACTTGGAACAACATCGCCAATTCCAAGAGTAAAAGGAAGATTAAAGCGAGCACCTGACATATTAACGAATCATTCCTAGTGGTGTGTAGCGAATGAGAGTCCCCACAAGGTTATAAGTTCCAGTAAAAAGTAGCGTATTATTTACTCCAGTAACTCTACAGGCATATTCTCGCAGTTTTCCATTATTCGTCTTAAGAAATGGTGTAACAGCTGGTTCAAAATTCTTTCCGTCTTGACTTGGGAGCACAAAAGCTTCAAAATTTGCCCCAGAATTTGCATTTTCAACCTCAAAGCCAAGAAGTTGTAAGTAATGACCACGAGTAAATTGATATTTTCCAAGTAAAAATACAGCATCATCAGCAAGTCTGCCAAGATCGAAATTCGTAAGCATCACTCGTCCATCTGCTTGAAGAAATGCAAGAGTTCGTTTTGGCCTATTAGCTGTTGCAATTGCTGTAAACAAATCTTGATAAGAAGTAAGCAGAAGATCTGAATACAGAGTTCCGGCGTCCATTAGCATTTCGTAAGTAATTTCTCCATACAAGTTAGGATAGTTGTATTCGAAACAGTCTACATGGTTAATTTTAACTTTGCCCCAGCGTTTCTGAGCAATATCATAGATAAGAGCATGAGTTAAGGAAGAAACTCCATAACTGATTACTAAATAACGTGCAGAAATTATAGTAAGTTTTGCTAACATATCTGAACCTAATGTTTGCACAGTAAATGTTTTAGTTGCTGAAGTATAATCTTCAAATATACGAGAAGTTAAGAAGTCAATAATTTCTGGAAATACTATTTTAGAGCCAGCTTTAGTAATCTCCTGTAATCCAACACTGGTAAGTGCGTAGTGGCTCTCTAAATTAACGTCATGACTCACCTGTTCTTTTGAGAGAATTCCACCACTACCTGAAATTTCCTTAAATATAAAAGGAAATCGAATATTACTTGTAAAAGAAGCTCCAACAGCATTTCCTGTTCCGTAAACAATAAAACCATTAATATTAGGCAAAGCTGCTACAATTCTACCCTTCAGATCTGTCACTGCTCCGCTACCAGCTCCGGTAATAAGTGAAGGAACAAAATCAAGAGGATTAGTTGCGCTGCTCCAATACATTGTTGTATCATCAAAGGCGAGCAAATATCCATTACTTCCTACAATACCATTAACAAGTAGTGGATTGAGACCAATCAGTGTAACTGAATCAAATGTTTTAGTTGTGGAGTTGTAAATAAAAGCGCCAATTTTTTCGTAATAAACATATGTATTTCCTTGGACAAAAGCATAAGTAACAAGTACATCAGGTTCTACAGCTGGAATCGGATCTATGCTTTCCCACTGACCAACTGGTGCATCAAATACATAATTTAATCCTCCTGCCGGAGATAGTAAAAATTTATTTCCTCCAACTTCTGTAAGCGGAATAATCTGGTCAAACTCTGTTGCAGTAGGAATAGCGGCAATAACTTGGTCATATCCGACACTTTGAAAACCCTGCTCTGTTGGAAATGTATTATGACAATAAAATACCTGAGGAACACCAATATCACGATCTGCATCAGAGCCTGAAAATACAGCATTTCGTTGATAATTCATGTCGTGCTGCGGCAGAATAATAGTACGACTTCCAAGATCGGTAGTTAATGGAAAGCGAGCAGCACTAAGATTACAGCGGCTATGATAACGAGCCATGTTACCATCCTCGCCATGCTCTAAGCTGCGCAACAACTGTATTGTAAGCAGTTGAATCAGACATGCCCGTTCCTTTGTTTGCAAATACATATGTGCCGCTTGAAAGCAAAAGCACCATGCTATTTCGTGTAGGAAGGTAGATTACACCTCCTCGTCCAGTACTGCCGTCAAACACATAATTAACCTCAAGTTCCTCGCCTTGAGTATACCCCATCGAAGCTAATAATAGTTTCAGGCGTTGTGTTGTGCGTCCCGGACGCACACCTATGTTATGCGCTTTGTTTATTGTAGTCGAAGCTGTAATAGTGAAGTAGTCACTGATATATTCTCCACGCAGCGCATAGTTCCTTACCGCAGTTACAGCAACACCACTGGTATCAGCTTCAGCTACGAACACTCTGTTCCTTGCTGTCATTCCCGGATTGGTGCCAGCAACAGCAGATGCACTTGTCACTTCATACATCTTCATTTCAGGAATGGAAAAGAAACATACAAGTTGATTGGTTTCATTCACAGCATAAGCAGATGCTTTTGGAGTTTCAATAGCAGTAGCGGAAGCAGCACGTAGAAGCCGGAATTCATCAAGCCAACCATTAAACGGTGAGCTTACTTCATCACTAGCAATACCAAGATGAAGTTGTGTCACCTCGCAAATTCTAGCAGTAGAAGCTACAGAAATATCTTGTGTTTCTACTGCTCCATTTAGCGAAAGATAGACACGATAGGTGCCCGCGAGAGCGTCGAAAACTATTCTTACTCTATGCCATTCCCCCGTAGCAAATGTCGTATTGGTTCCAGAAACATTGTTAGCAATGTCAAAAGACGTGCCTGTGGAAGATGCATAAAAGGCAAGTTTTTCTACTCCTGCCGTATCTTGCAACTGCACTAGCATACCAAAAGCCGCTGCGTTTCGGATGCTGATGAGACCGTATACAACACCATTGCCGGGACTTGCATTGATTCTAAACCAGCAGGATACCTCCCATGAACCGTCACCTAAAGAAGTGATGCTGTTAGTCTTGGCAAAGTCGCCTGTCCCATCCAGCAACAAACTTGCACTACCAAACTTCTGTTGTGCCGTATCAAGCTGTGCATTCCCCCCAAATGTCCAAGTATTTCCAAAGTCGTCAGTGGTGCTGGTAGCTGCATCAATGCCGTCGAAATGCAGCAAAAAATTTTCAGTGCGGTCGAAGACATATCCATATTGCGGAGGAACTAATGTTTTGTCCCAGGCAATGCTGCTGACACTTACATAGTCGGCATAAATATAACTCAGATTATTCGCACTCAATGCTGAAATTATTGGGTCAGTATCAGCAGTAAGCTGTGCATAACTATCAATGGCACCAACAGTTGCGTTAAATCCAGCAGCAAAGGCAAAAACAATTGCTTGTGCAGTAGCTGCAAGTTTAACTGTCAATCCAGTTCCTGCACTAAGCATGTTTGCATAGCCGCTGGAATTGACTACTCCCTGAAGAATGGTTTGCCTTGCGCCCGTAGATTTACCTGCACTCACAGCGAGAGTCTGAATATAGTCCTTCAGCTCACGAAATTCTTCCGCTGCTGAACCAGCGGGTCTGGATATTACAGGATCAGTAATATCTACTGGATTTGGAACATAAGCCATTCGTGTTCCTTATTGAGCAACAACCTGTCCAACTGGAAGCACAAGAAAGCCAATAACCACTTCTGCAGTAGCTGCTGCATTCAGTTTAAATGTGCAAGAACCTGCTGCTTGCGCAGAAACTACAACACTCTTGGCTGTAGTATCATCACTAAGCAGAAAAGGAATAATGAGAGAATTGGCGTCTATTTGGCTATTCGTCAACACTACCGTCTGTCCAGCAGCAGCAATCTTCACAGTTCCAGCAACTTTATTGATCGTTTGTGCCCCTGTCGCGCTGGATCGAGTATAATCAAAGGCAATACCATTCTTTACTTGCATCCGCTTATTAACAGAGTCGTAAAAAAGATTAAGAACATCAATATCAGGAACGCTATCCGTATCTATGTATGGAATAGCTCCTTGTGGCAGATTTGGATCAGCGAGTGCTACCCAGATTGTGCTCATTAGCGTCCTCTCATTTCAATGCCGTGCATTTTAACCATTGCAGCCTGTTCAGCAACGAGACTGTCGAACTTGCGGCTTTGTTCTTGGAGAGCGATCATTTGGAAGATTAAACTACAAGCGTCAAATATGATAGCAAATGGAACAGTGTCTGCGATCCAGCTACTGTATTCAGTTGTTGGCGTAACCTTTGGAAGCTGATACCATCCAGCTAAAAGTTGACGAAGAACAGTGTTACTGCGGATATTAAGCATCCTACCAGCAATGTAAGCAACATTAGGTTTTTCAAGTCCATAACCATCAAGAATCTGATCCGCATTAAGGATCGTAAGAAAAGGGCCAGCAGCTCCGGTAAGTTGCTGCGTAAATGGATCAGCTCCAGTTGGATTCCATTTACGAAGATATTTGAGACTTCTGTAGCGTGCAAATACTCCACTAATATCAACTTGCTGAATATAACCATCAGCTTCTAGAACAATTTTCGCTTCAGTTATATCTCTTTCATAGAAGTCAGTTTGATGCATTCGAAGCGTTGCAGCTTGTACAGCGGTAGCAGTTTCAGCCACCAGCTCAGGATGATTCGTAAGACTAATTACAGTGTCGTAAATTTCCTGGTATGTCACAAGCCGCAACTCTCCACAGCAAGCATCAAGTTAACGAGCAACATCACCTGAGTTACTGCTCGCAATACCGCTAGTAACAGCATCGGTTCCAGCCGGTTTCAACTTCTTGCTTCCCAGTTCAGCAAGAAGCCGCCGAGCTTTTTGTTCCGGTGCTTCAACAGGAGAAACATCCTTTGGTTTCGGATTCTTTTTCTCAGCAAGCAAAGCTTCGAGCTGAGGAATAGTATAGTTATCTCGCACCTGTTTCTCCATTTCGAGTCTCACAACATCCTTGATTGCTCCGAGAGGATCTTCATACATTCGTGCCTGTTCAACTTCTTTGCTATTTGCGCGATGAATATATTGATTTCCGTTTTCAATCTCACCATCTAGATAAGCGATATCTTCTTGAATACTCGTTTTCAAGAATCCAGCAACAAATGGCAGCTTCTTTCCATCTGGCCGGAACATCGAAGCATTCATGATGGTGCAAGTAAAATATACTGCTTCTCTTACCTTTGTATTTGGCATTGGCGGAGTAATAGCTGCCAATGGAGAAACATGAGGTTGCACCGGTGTATCAGAGTTAGCATCTTGCAGATCAGGGTTTTGAGCCACGGTTATTTCCTTTCACTGTTGGACGAACTTAGAGAAAAAAATGGTGCAGGAAAGAAGTTCTCTCCTTCTCTGCACCATTGACTTCTCAGGAGACGAAAAAGTTAACCAGCGGCCGCAGCAGTCAGACTCGTCAGGATCCCGAAAGCTGGAGGATTCTTGATGAGATCGGTTACTTCGGTTGTGAGAGTTCCACCGACAGCATCAATTCCATTATCTTGGGCTTCTTCGCCAGCAGCATTAAATGCTTTATGCTGTGTTTTACGATTGCCGAGATACGCCAGACGGAAGCTGGACAAATCAACAGCAATTGCGAGTTTGCTCCAAGACGCGTTGGTGTTAAACAGCGGATGTTCGATAACGCGGAATGTTCCCCGCGCGATCTTTACCGTCGAGAACTGAAGTCCCCACGAAGTCTGACCATCAACCATCATATAGGTGCCGTTAAGACGCCCAATGTTGTTGATAACCTTCTTCGCAGTTCCACCAACGAACAACAGCCGTTCATTCGCAACTTTCGGATCCGTTGTTTGATTAAAGCACGGATCAAAAGCAGCTTCGAACTGCGTATAGTTCGTAGTTCCGCCTGCTACCGTTACGTTGACGCTGGAATAGGAACTCGGGTAGTAAGCAAGGTTGCTTACAATCGAGTAAATCCCATCCATTGTGCGGAACGGTTGTCCGTTGCGGGAACCTTGGAACTTCTGTCCGAAGAAAAGAGCTTTCTCGATATCAGCCGCATGGAAACCGGCGCAGTCTTGCTTGTTCTCTGCGACGTTGCTATCTCCAGCAATCATCTGCACAGCAGCCGAACTTCCGCTGATCGCCCAAGTGTTCCGGAAAATCTGCGTAAGGTTGGTTACACGAACAGGATTGATTTGGAGAGCGTTTGGCCGAGTCGAAGATTCCTCGAACGCATTGCCGACTTGATACAGGTTGATAGATGCAGCGATAGCTGCCGCAGCTACCGTGCCAACACCACGCGTCACGCTTACTTGTGTGGTGCTGAGAATTCCATTGATGATTACGTTCTCTCCAGTAGAGTCAACACGCAAGATCATCCCAGGAAGGATGTTTGCTGTGCTGGTTACTGTAAAGGTTGTGTCATCAATGGTTTGGCCACCCGCGCCAAGAGTTAGTTGCGGGAAGAGCATGGTCTTTGTGAAGAAACCATGTTCCACGTTCCCCGCAGTTTCACTCTCAAGCATGGACGTAAGACCGAACAACGGAGCTGAGCCGTTAGGCATCAGTCGAGTAATCATTCCTGCGAATGATTTCCGTGCTAGATCCTGCGTGAACTGGCCAGTGTTGAAGATACCCGTAGTCATGTGAATGACTCCTTTTTAGTTGGCCAGTTACAACGTGCTCTCGCGCAATCCATTGAACCGGATGCACGGAGAGAACGTGACGGATGTGGAAGATTGAGCAGACGCTGAGTTTTGATTCAGCGTAATTGCTGTAATCTTGTCCACCTGACCACGAGCACTCGTTTGGTCACCGATAGTTACACCGGAAACGCGAGAACCCGCAGTAATTCCAGTTCCTGACACAATCTGTCCAGGAGTGATGGAACCCATCGCGGCGGGTGTGAGAAGTGTTACAATAGCACTTGCGGCAGCGGTGCTACATAGCGTGGTAAATGTTGGAGTCGAATTCAGTACTTCCAACAAGTATTCACGCACAAGAGACGCTGTTACGTTCAACGTGCCAGTTCCAGCAATTACGCCGAGACCAGCAGCGAACGTCATCAGGAATGCAACAGTGTTCCTGAAGAGGAACCGGAAAGTTGTTCCCGGCATTACGTTTACCTTGTAGTCATTCCCAGCAAGTGCAATGAGAATGTTTTCCGCAGTATCCGTAGTGTCAGTGTAACCACCTCCAGGGCCAGTACGATGCAGGATGCCTGCTGCAAACATAGCACCAAGAATCGTTCCTGCACCAGCAGTCGTAAGTGTTGCATACGACTCACCAGAGGCAAGAACATCTCCCGGCCCAGCTTGGCGTCCTGTTACGCTACCAGCAGTTACTACTCCGCGGGCAAGCATGAAAGACCTCCAGATTGAAGAAAGAAAATAATACTGTTCCTATTTACTTTTGTGCTGATGTCCCACCGAGAAAGTCGTCAAGCCAATCTATTTCTTTGACTTCTTTACGTCGGTTAGGATCATTGGAATTATTATTATCTTCGCCACCAACTGCTTTAGCGAGAGATTGCATGAAACGATTAGCAATATCGCTAATTTCTTTGGTTGAAGCCTGGGGGTATTTAGTCTGAAGCTGACTCTTTAGCATTTCCAGCATTGGAGCAACAGCAGGATCTTGAAAAATCTTGTTGCTGGAAACTAAAGCATCGCCAACTGAAAACTTCCTAATGGAATGCGGCAAAGATTCATTAAGAAGCTTGGGAGCGAACTGCCTTAGTGCGTTTTCAACAATACGCGACGAAACCATCGACATATTGGCGAAAGATGCTTGAGCAACACTGTTGAGAACTTGAGAGAAAGCAGCAACATCGCCACCTAATGCTTTCTTTGCAAGTTCCTGGTCTACTACGCGGGAGAAATCAATCCGTTTTGCTGCATCTGACAACCGTTTCGGATCAATTTGTAAGTTTGGAACGATCGAGAGAGGATCGTTTAAGTCTGGCTTTGGTTGTTGCCCTTCTTTGAGTGTTTCAGTATCCCATAATTTCCCGAACTCAGCTAGCGGGGATTTGTTCGCATCCTCTCCCTGAGGAGGAGTATTGGAAGCTCCTGGAACAAGTGGATTACCGTCAGGGCCAAGTTGTTGCTGCTGAACTGGCTTTCCATCTGGCCCAAGATTTTGAGCTGGAGTAGGAGTTGCTGGCGGTGCGCCACGAAACATGTCAATAATGTTCATGATGTCTCCTTAGGTTGTTCCGGTTTAAACCGATCGGGTCGAGTTACACTCTGGGTATCAGCGAGTAGCATATTAAGGATATCCATCTGTCCTCGAAGATATGCTTCTCGTTGAGCGAATCGCAAAGGATTAACTGGATCGTATTCTTCTGCGAGCTTTTCTGTGGCGGCGTCACTCAGTAGTGTCTGTAGATAACAACGTTGCTCAGTAGTTATTGCTCGTGCAAGAGAAAGTTCCTCTTGCGTCATCTTAAACGCAGTAAAAGGAGTGTCTATTTGTATCATACAGTGGCTCCAGTACTAGATGTTTCCCTAGTTACTCGTTCAGCAGCTTCAATTAATTGTTTTAAGGATTGTCCACGACGTCCTCTCATCTGAGCTATTTGCTGCTCAATAAGTTCTGGAGGAGGCGGCTGTGGCATCGGAACATTAAAGGGTGCACCTTTCTGAGCAGCAAAAGTTGCTTGTTGTTGCCATGCCATTAGTTGCTGCTCATATTGAATTTCGGCCGGAGTTTTCTCGAAAGGACGAAGATCTACTCCACGTTGTTTAAAAAGATGTGTAAATACGTCATGCATTCGATATCCAGCAGAAATCTGCGGACTACTTCCTAAAACTTGAATAGCAACTTCAAACTCTTCTGTGTTGAAAAGTTTGTCCCCTGGTAAAATTCCATCACTCAATTTGAACTCAGTAACAGCTTTACGAAGTGTTAATGAATTAATCTTTACCTGTGTCTGAAGTTCTCGATTATACAATACAGTATCCGTTTGATACTGAAGCATATTGATCTTAATAATCTCTTTAATCGGCAGTAAAACTTGATGCTCACCATTAAGAGCCATCATTTTATTTCTTGCATTACTGTGTCCCATAACATCTGAATATTCATGCAGCGTTTTATTACCTTTAACAAATTGTCCTTGCTGTGCCGGATTCTGTCCTGTAGTAAGATTAGCATAACGAACATATAGTTCTGTTTCTGCTGTTACACTTGCGCTGAGATCATCTCGATAAGGAAAAGCATATACAGAGTCACCAACAGTTTTACCATAAGCAGAAGGACGAACAGGAATTTTAGCCGATGGATTATCACTATTAATATCTGCTTCACGAATTCTAGATGGGTCATAGAGAGTGCGATCCATTACAAGACGTCTCTTTGATGCAATATTTGCATTCACTGCAGCTGATGCCAAATCCTGGAAAGGCATAACATTAAGAGCGAGTGACTTTGTTTGATAACCAAGACCATCTTCAATCGGCTGCCCGAAGATAATAGGTATAAGTCCGTGAGCATTGGTGCAGCGTTCCGCATAGAGAAGAACCTTATTGTTAATAATAACAAACTTCCAGACTTGTGGCGTATTGTCTTGAGGAACATATAGATCGAAATCTTGTGGAATTATACGAGCATATAGCGTCAGTTTCTCATAAACATTCTTATATTGTATCTTTTGCTTTGCTTGATCTGTCGCCCAAGCCATCCAATCGAAAGCATTGAGTCCTTCACGATCAATCATTGCGTCTGGATTGATAAGAGGCACATAGTAGCCAAGAGTTGCATCACCAACTGGAGTAATAAGATCAGCGCCTCCAGATTCAAAAGCACGCATAGCAACTGCTGTTGGAATCTTTCCGAAGAGATTATTAATATAGCGCTTTAAATTCGTTCTGGAGCATAACTCCACATATCCTGCAAAATCACCCTGAGAATGAATCTCCGCCGGAGCACAGCGAGGATCAAAGATTGTATTATACAAATCCATCCGCTTCAGACTATTTCCTTCCCATATAACCTCTTTTGGCTTCGCCATTTTGCCATCGGCAAGAGTTATATCCGCCTCTACAGCAGCGGTAGTTTTGCGATCCCAAATTACTTCAATACCCTGAAGATTATATTTGAATCCATCGCGGAAAAACATGCTGAGTTGACGTGACCAACCAGCAGTTAAACTATTCTCCGCAATAACAGTTTCCATCTGAAGTGCTGCATCATCAAATTCTGGACTTGAACCAACGCCAAAAATTGGATATCCAGAAAGGAAAATCTCAGAAAAATACGCGAGAGCAGATTCAACTTGTGGCAATACAATAGGTACAGTAAGATTCGTTCGCCGACGTTTATCACCAGCTTTTGTTGCCATTCTTGCTTTCCACTGATCGTCAGTCATATCTCCTTCACGTTGATACTCTCGATCAATATATTCGAGAGTAGAACGAATACTGAACTGACCGCGAGAATATTCCTGCGCACGACGAGCATATTCAACAATTGAATCAGAAATCTTTTTATTGCTTAATGGAAATGCGGCTGCTGGAGTTGTCACAGAAACCTCTCAAATCTTAGGGCTGAAAAACAGCATCTGTGAAAGAACAATTATCTTGCTTAACCTTAGCTCCATCGAATTCTTGATTGGTAATCTCACCTTCAAGAGTCATAAGATGGCCATAAAGTTCAAGCATTGAAGGAGCATAACCGATAATATCAAGGATACCATCAATGTTATCTCGCTTCAATGGATTCCACTGATTAAGCTGTGCAATTATCATGCCGCGAACTCTAGGATGAACTTTCAACTCACCCTTTGACATCATCTTTATTCCATTCGTAATGCGTGTATTCTTACTATAACCAGCAGTATGAAGCTCGACGAATTCAATTCCAGCAATTCCTAGTTGTCTACAGATAAAGTCAAACCAGTAAAGTAAAGATGCTTGATAAGCTGTAGATTCAACACCGATGAGACCGATGTTATTACGAAGCGCCATAAGCAGAGCATGTTTTATCGTTTCCCCCGGTGAATAATTACCTTCGTCAATCTCCGTAATAGAAGGAAGCCCATCATATACTTCAAATCCACCAATGGTAATAAGATCGCTTCCCTTCTTATTTGTTGCAGGATCAATAACGATAAATCTTCCCTGTGGTTTATCTATCTCCGCATTATATGGCCATTCATTTATCTTTGCAAGATCCGCTCTGAGATGAACTTTCGCATTCTCGTCATTGAGGACTTCAGCTGCAAATATCTCTTCGTGACCCATTGCAATATCATTGTCCAGCTCGGCAAGTAACTGCTCAAGCGGTTGAAGTTCTTCCCAAAGAGCGGTTCCATCGCTTAAAATACCTCCGCAAATGAATTTAGTCCAACGAGGATTACGTTTCAACTTCCTTAGTATTGAATAAGGCGTTGGAAACATATTACCTACATATATGAAGAGACAGCCATGAGGAGATTTCGCTTTCATAGCAGTTCCTACCATCCAACGCTCTAATGTATTTGCTTGCACCTTAGATTCAGCGCATTCAGCAGTCTGTATATCTTCAAATATCATTACATCGGGTCGTTCATTCTTTAGATTCAAGCCGCGTAGCGAACCTTCCGCACCAATCGCAGCTAGTATTACTGTTCTTCCTCGAAATGTGAATTTCTTTAGTTCTTGAGTATCCTTTTCAATACCTACCTTCCAATCACCAAAGAGTCGCTTTATATTAGTTTCATTCAGCATATCTATAACGTCTGCAACAATATTCTCAGCAAGAGCAGCTGTACTGCTAATGACGAGAATGAAGGAACGCTTGGTGAAAAGTATACAGAAGAGGATAAATAGCTTAACTATAGTCGTCTTTCCGTGTCCGCGAGGAATACCAAGAACAATCTGAGTAAAATCTCTTACCTTAAATATCGCTTCCTTCAGTAACTGCCAAGCAGCAAGCAGAACAGTAGGATACATATATTGGAATATAGTTGGCATTGCTAAAGCAGCAAGAAAGTTTAGATTTTCGCGAGCAGATTCAACTGCTTCCTCATGCTTTACGAATATCTCATCTACATTAGCTTCTACAACAGCCTTTTCATTAGCTTCAAGGTCTTTCTGCAACTTATCAGCAATTATAGACTTTTCATCAATACCGAGAGCTTCATCCCATACATTAGTAGTTCCTCGGAAGCCCATTATTCTGGCCTACGCTGTAGTTGGAGCCTGATTCCAAGAAGCATTAGACGCGCACGCTCTGCATCCTTTCTCTTAGCATCAAGAGGGACAACTTTAAGCGGCTGCTTTTTCTCCTTGTGGAGAATTAACTGTGGCATCTGTTGCTGCTTGCTCATAAGTGCTACCTTCGCGCTCACTCGACACCTTTTCTGGAATTTGCTTCTTCAACCGATCACGCAACAAGTTCTGAAGCGGCATCGTTAATGTAGTTTTATCACCAACTTGTACAACTTCACCTTGCTGATTGGTGATAAATTCACGGCGCGCAGCTGGTGGAAGTGATATTGCAACAATTGTTTGATTTACTGTTAAATCGCCGCCAGTTACTGCTCCGCGCCTCTTTGCTGCATTGATAATCGCAAACGCACGGATAATGTCATTCGTTTTAGTCATCCACCGAATATTATCAGCAAGCTTCTCCAGCACTTCATCTTCCAACTTATCAATCTTCCTATCTCTTTGTGTTGCAGCTTGCAGATTCTCAATCCGTAATGCTAGAACTTGCGTTCTGAATCCATCATCCATTAGCAACTGAGATACATAACTCGGATCGCAGCCAAGCGTTGTTCCTACTTCTGTCGGCCCCAAGCCGCTGCCAAGAAGTGTTAAAGCTCTGCTCTTATCTATCATGACGAAGTTGCCAGGAGGAGTGAGTTCATGCTGGAAGTTTACGCTTGCGGGCACGGATAGCACAGTGGGGATTGCTACTAACTATCATCACTAACTACCACTAACTACTACTACTAACCAAGAACTGAATCTAACAACTAATGGAAGGAATGAATGAAAAATTTTAGAAAATTTGAAGAGCTGTCAAAGGATCTGTCCTGGCTCTGGCATCAAAAAAGCCTCTACCCCCCGGCAAGAGTCGGAGTTTCTCCTTGTTGTTTCCCAGTGATAGCAAGAAGCGATATAGCTTTATCATATCGCTTCTTGCTATCACTCTATCTTTTGTTCAGCAGCGGCAATCAGCTGGAATAACTCCAAGCTGCGGTTCGTTGCAGCTTGGAGTTGTGTATTAGCAGCTATTTTGACCTTTCTTCAAACATTCGCTTGCAGTCTGCTTCTTGGGCCAATGCGAAACACTGTCATTCGCAATGTGTTGTCGTAGACTTGGCAGTGTGTTCCGTTGCTTGCTGCTGTTTGCATTGCCCATTGTATTGCTGCTTCAATATCTCCGGTTTTCCAGTGTTGGCGAGCAAAGACTTTAAAGCGGTATTCCATTGCTGTATATCTTGCTTGATGGGTTATCTTTGCAGGTTGTTTCAGCATTGTTTTTGTTTCTCCTTTCTGGACTTTGAATAAGCTGTCCGTAGTTGAATGGTACGCGTATTACATCACCGATACGGTGAGTTGGTGATGCTCGAATCACCACACAAACTCTTACGAGTTGATGCAGTGATGGATAGTTGATGCCCACAACTTCTCCACGAAACCAGTTGTATTCTACATAGTCTCCGATTTCGAAGTGTGAGCATCGAACTATCAATTCGCGTTGAACGATTGCCATGCGGGTTACAGTCCAACAAGTATTGGGTCTTTCAGTTCCAGATGTGCGACGATTTTGCCCTGCAACACCTTGAACATGCGACTCTCCTTGTTTTCACACAGTTCAACGACGTTCTTGAGTTGAACTGCGATCTTGGGGCTGAGTCCTGCTTTTGGTGCAGCGAGACTGAGAAATACCGATTTATAGGATGTAACTGCATCAGCAAGCTTCTTGTTTTGCTCTGCTGTTGCATTGTCAGGCAGTTGCATCTTGTTCGCCAGCTTGAGAGTGAGAACATCAGCGAGTTCGTCATCGAACCAGCTTTCGATTCCATCCTTGGTCAGTTTGCCACTTGCGGCATTTTCAGCAGCGAAGCGAGAGAGTGCTTCGAAGTTGATCTGATCTTCATGGATGTTGATGATGTTCTTCGCAGGTGTTTCCGCGAGTGCTTCAAGAATAATATCGCGGATTGCTGCATCTTGCAGATCTTCGAGGGCTTGCTGCATTGCATCTTTGATGATCTGCGGTGTGCAATCCAGCTTGATCTGCGGAATACTGATGCAGCGAGCATCGGGTTTCTTGTAGTTGGGGTTGTAGTCTGGATTCGGTTCACCATCGAATTCTTTCGTAGTGAACTTGGCCAGTGACTTGAAGGTAGTCACGCTGAGACGATGATCTGCTCTCGGCTTGTTTTTTCCAGTGTAGAGTTCGACGGTATGAAATGCTGTTTCATCGCGTTCCATAATACTGTTTCCTTTCAGTTGTGGATGTTGTAGATATTGGAGTTGCTGCTTACTGTTTACTGCTTACTGCTGTTGTGGTTCTACGGTGTCGGAAGCGTAGTCAATTGGATCAGCTCCGTTGTAGAATTTAATGTCGATGCTGCTTTGCTCTTGTTCGTATGCTTCTAGCTGTCGTAGCCAGTCACATATATCGAGAACAAGAGCTGTTCTTGCTTGCTTCGATAGCTTTGCATCCGTGCGGATTGTTATGAACATTGTATTCATAGCTGTTCCTTTCTGCGCAGTAATTGCGCTTGCAGCCCACTATTGTTAATGGGCTGTGTAGCGCAGCTATTTCGCAGGCTCTTCGAATTTGCTTTTTGCTTTTTGGTATTCGAAGTCAGCTTGTTTTGCTGCTTCTCGTTTCTCCCGCAGTATTGTGAAATCGAGATTGGTGTCTACTCCTTGATTCAGAGGGATTGTTTCAAGGTTGAGTTCACGGTGCTTTTTCAGCACCCAGTTGGGGCTGCCTGTATCAATGAAGTAGTGAGCGTGTGCTTGGCATGGTTCATTGACACCGAGGATAGCGAGATGTGGATTTGCGCGTTGAATTGCTCCAAGCGCACGTTTCATCGCATTGCTGCGATTGTTCCAGTTGTTTGGCATTGCGATATAGACCTTGCAGAATTGCTTGCGAGCTGTTGAAGTTGTATTCATTTCGATCTCCTTAAGTGATACGGTTAGAATAGCATCGAGTCCTATCTACTGCAAGGGGGATACTACCACACAAAGCGAAAATGTCAAGGAGGAAAGCTCGCCTGATGGATTTATTTTGCAGCAGCGAAGCTGCAATCTTTATTTTTGTCGCACAGGCTTTATCGTGCGACAAACTAACTGCAAAATATCATCAGGACGAGCGATCCTTGACATTGGAGCGACTGTGGTAGGATAACCCAGCAGTAGATAGGATAGGAAGAGGGATGAGGTAGGAAAAATGTGCGGTTCATTTTTCCGTAGGAGAAGGGAGCGGCTAGCAGCGTTA